ATTAAGGCCGTAACTGACGTTCTGCCTGACGCTGGCGCATTGACCACGCTGGCTGGCGAAATAACCGACATTAAGGCCGTAACTGACGTTCTGCCTGACGCTGGCGCATTGACCACGCTGGCTGGCGAAATAACCGACATTAAGGCCGTAACTGACGTTCTGCCTGACGCTGGCGCTCTGACATCTTTGGCACAAGACTCCACAGTACAGAAGGCCACGGGCATAGGCAGCGACATCATCCTGTCAAAAACAATTGATGGCACTGACATTGACTTTGGTGCTGCTTTGGATATCACCGGGGTATCAAGCGTAGGCAAGATTTTTGTCGAGGAAATCATACTAGCAACTTCAGTGGCATTGACAGACGCCACCAACCTCAATGTCCTGGTTAATGGCAACACATACGGCCCGGCCACAATTTGTGCTGAGGCTATTGCCAATCTCACTATAAACAATACAATCAGGGGCACTGAGGCTAGCGTTACCCCTCTAGTGCCATTCGAACTAGAGGTTGGTGCAAAGTTCCAGGTTCAATCCACTATTGCTGATGTTGGCGCGGGTTCTCTGAAAATTACCATAAAGGGCAAACGGATGACAGCAGGCGCAACAATAGCGGTTGTCTAAACTGAATAACATCCGGGCGGGGAACCGACCCCCGCCCGGAATACAGGTGGTGGCTGAGGGTCGGATGTTTGAAGGAGGACTCATGAGTCGTAAGTTTGACACTATACCGACTAAACTGGCAGCACACAGAACTGTCACCAACGCCACAGGTGTAGACGCTACGCCCCCGGTAACCAGCCATGCAAATTGGGCAACCAATCACTATCCGATTGTACGTATTTATGCCGAGGTTGCATTCACTGGCGGTGTAACACCTTCTGTTGACATTGGCGTTTACGTAAGACAAAAGGACAGTTCTGGTAATTACCACGTAGCACGTGCCCCCAGCCCTGACAGTAGATGGTCAACAGGGACGTTGAGAGTCACCGGAAACGACAAAGTAGCATTCGACATTCTTACCGAAGGTGACGATTATCTCGTGCTGGTCGAAGCCGTAAACGGCGCACCAGCCACCTGGACTGTCGCCTTGCTGGCGAGCGGGAGGTAGAGAATGACACAGGTACTTCAAGGGTTCAATGTAGACCTGACTGCTGTATCAAATACCGCAACGTCTATTAAGGCCAAAACAGACTTACTTCCAGCTATACCAGCGTTTGACGGCCTGACCACAGCCAAGCAGGAGACGGTCATCGCTACTGATGTAGATGGTACTACATGGAAAGACCTGCTGGACAAGTCTGTTATCACCAAACCCACTAGGATATGCGGATTCAAGGCGACTGTAGCGGGTGGATGGGCTGGCAAGGCCAAGATTCGCATTACAGACGGAGCAGGGACAAAAATCTGGCCCTTTGCTACTGAGTACGTTCAGGACACCGACTGGACTAGTGCTGTTCAGGCAACGATTAGTCCTGTAATAGAAGTTCCGGTAGCCAGTGGCTATAAGGTGCAATTCAGAAGTGTAAATGCGGCTGACGGAGCAGGTAAAACATTGGAATTGAGTAATCTCGATGTTGTAGAGCAAGGGTAAAACTTAAAAATATAAGTTTTTTATTATATAGCGCCCGAATAATAGCGGCCAGCGATGGTCGCTTTTTTTTATTACGATTAAAGGAGTTGAACATGAAACAACTAATGGATGCTAAGGAAAGGGCTAAGTTTAGAGGACGGTTTGAGGTCGAATGCCACGATAAAGACGGTAAGTTTAAGTGGCGTGAAGACATTCACAACATTATTACCAATGAGGGGCTTGATGCCATCCTGAATATCATGCTGCATGCTGCCACGCAGATAACCACATGGTACTGTGCTTTAGTGGAGACCGACACTGCACCTGCGGCTGGTATGACCTATGCTGTGCCTGTGTACACCGAGTCCACAGCCTATGACGAGGCCACACGCCCCGCATACGTAGGGGCGGCTGCATCTGGTCAATCAATCACCAACAGTGCTAACAAGGCTGTGTTCACTATTTCGGGGACAAAGACCATGTATGGCGCTGCGTTGGTCGGTGGCGGATCTGCTGCAACCACAAAGGCCGATGCTGCGGGTGGCGGAACTCTGCTTTGCTACGCCAAGTTTGGGACGGCAAGGGCTGTGGTTGACGATGATGTAATCAACCTAAGTTACACACTTTCAGCCGCTGATGATGGGGTCTAGATAGTTCTTTGTTGGCCGGGGAGTATATCCCCGGCCACTATCCACGGATAGGAGGCAATCATGGCAGTTACGCCAATGAGAGCAGAGGGACAGTTGCCGAACAGCAAGGGTACTCTCTATACTGTGCCCGCTAGCACAAAAACGATGTACCAATCGGCAAGATTAACTAATACGAGTGCGGCCGCAGTAACGGTAACGCTGTACTTCAAGTCAGGCACATCTCGGGCTATTACTCCTGTTGGGTTGTCTATACCCGCATACTCAAGTGTGTTTGATGATACTGTGAGTAACCTCATGACTGGAGACCTGATAGAGGGCGAGGCGTCGGCTGCCACTACGGTTGATTATTGGATTAGTGGCCTGGAGGTGAGTTAATGCCTCTGAAAGTAATTGACACTCTAGGCAATGCCACTCCTGCACCCTTTGGCAATACTGCTAAAGGAGGTGTTTACAGTATCACCATAGCGTCCTCTACCGCCACTGCGGAGCAAAAGGCGGCTGCTACTCCAGCTTACACGTGTGTTGGTGTAGCGGATGATGTAGTAATTAACGCTGCTGCGATTGCAGCGAGGGCTTTATGGGATGGAGACCACTCTGCATATCCTACGCTGTATTTTACACCTGGGGTTTACAATATTACGGATAAATGTGACCTGACCAGGTTGTCTGTAATAATGGACGGCAAAATAGTTGTTCCGATAACCTATCACGGCATTGCGATGGAGGTTGGGCATGTATATTCTGTATCTGGGTATGACTGTCTTGCAGGTGTAAAATTAAGGCTAGCTTGTTCCAGAGCTAGTAACACAGGAGCAATAGCTGGCGACATCGGTATAGTAGCGTATAACCTCTACTATTCTAACATGGAAATAGTAGAGTGCGATTCGTTTTATGATAATGTGGTCTGTGATGGGCATGGTTGTGGATTTGCTTATAATACCGTAATTTTAGGGGCTATAGGTTCTTTTTTGCATTATGGCCTTATATTGACTTGCCATAACCACGTGGCTTCAGGAGGAGATACGGCGGGTTGGTGTAATGAGAATAATTGGATCGGAGGCGACTACCACGGTTCGGCAGGAAGCACGGCTGCTATACTCATAACTTCTGAAAACACCGCTAATTATTATAACAATAATAATGTGTTCCGAAAGCCATCATTAGAGGGTAGCCCTACATATGGTATAGATATTCAATACGGAATATATAACACGGTGTTGGAGGCTAGAGTTGAGGGACCTACAAATGTAGCCCATTTTGCCAATGCGTCTATTGTTAATACGGTTGATGTGGGTTACACGTCCAGTACAGCAGCACTACCAGTTGTAGACGATAGTACATCTGGTGGCAATATTGTACGGCGTACCTATTTGGGCATGCGAAGCCTGGTTCCAGTGGTGCAACTGGATTTCAGTAGGGCATTTGTGGATAGTAGTGGCTATACCCATATCCCAGGGGCGGAAATTAGGAAGTCTACAGATGCCGTGTCGTACAGTTCTGCTGATGGTATCAGAGTCATGGAATATACCAATACTGGACTGACAGGAGGCCAGGGAGGTAATTACATTTATTGTTCATCTGGCAGGGCTGTGGGAATAATGGTCGATACCAGTCAGGTAAAACAGTTTGTGGTTAGGCCGGATTTTTATGATTTAGATGGTAGCTATAAGGGCCGTCCATTAATTATTTGTTACGATGTGGATGGTGTGCAGTTAACTGGAACTACTCCGTACTATTGCGTTTTTAATGACGAGGCGTACTCTACTGGATATGGAGGCAGTTATCGTTACGGTGCTGATAGCGCCAAAGTTCCTACTATAACATTTCACGCAGATGTGGCGTCCGCATTTATAGGTTGGGGTTTAGGAACTGCTGGTGTTCAAATGGCTGGTTTATCTATTTATACGTTCGCTGATAATGACCCCCGATCAGAACAATGTCGAACTTGGTTACGATACAACGGACTCAAACAAAACTATCCCGATAGATATTCTCCAGCAGTCCCGACAGTAGGTGGTTACAACGGCCTCTTATGGGAAGTAGGCGACAAGGTGTGGCACAGTGATGCGGGCGCAACTGACGTTTTGGGCTGGCAATGCGTATTTACACTGAGAACAACACTCGATGGCGCAGAGGCCACAGGGCAGACAACCTTGAGTGTTACATCAACCACAGGCATAGCTATTGGGGATAAGGTGGGTATAATGCTGGACTCGGGCGTTATGCAGTGGTCTTCGGTTGTGTCATTTGTGGCTGGCGACACTATAACTGTAGCTGACGCCCTAACTGGTGATGCTGCTAACGGCAACGCTGTAGTATTCTTCCGCTTCGAGGATATGCCGTACCTCAAAAAAGGCAATAGGCAATATGCCAGAGCCTACACAAAACTAGACTTATCTGGAGCAGCGCAGACTAATATACCAGTGCTACATACGAGTGTGGCATGCACGTTAGTTAAAGCAATACTGTTGTACACAGAAGCCTCCAGTGGTGATGCAGGTATAACAGTAACTGTAGGCAAGGAAACAGACAACGATTATTACTATACTGGCACGTCAGAAGTTAGCAAGGCTGTATGGTATGAAAAGGAATTAACATTACTCCAGACTGATATAGCAGCAGGTGATACTGTGGTCTGTGGCCATGCTGGTAGCAAAACAGGCACAGGTGAAGTCCTGGTCTGTATTGAATATTACGTTAATTAGTAGATTTGGATAAGTATAAATGAATCTATTACAGCTAGGGGTAGATACGACCACTAAACAGGGTGTAGTGTTATCACCTGATGGTGCATCTGTTCGGATAATGCCCTTTGTGTTCGTGTTGCCAAATACCACTTACGAATGCTTGTGTTCTGACGGCCTTGTGTTTGGCGACACCAATAAAGGCTCACTCACCATCGGCCTGGCGCTGACAGACGGCTTTAAGTCGGGAGACCAGGACGGCGGAGCATTAACCGTCGAGAAGTTGCTGACGGACGGCTTGAATCTCTCGGAACTGTTGGCCACACAGAAGGCCAGCTATCCGGTAGCGGCGGATGGGCTGAAAGTCTCAGACGCCCTGACCTCGCAATTGACCGCCTATCCGTCATTGGCAGATGGTGTTAAGTTGTCAGATTCTATAACTGCTCGCTTAGAGACATTCTTGGCAAGCGCAGACGGCCTCAAACTGTCAGACGTGGCAACTGGCAATATAACCATTTCCTTATCGCTGACAGACGGCATAATGCACGCTGATTTGACCGTTGCCAACGCAACCATGCCGTTGTCTCTGGCTGACGGACTGAAGTTCTCGGACTCTAACAATACTAAATTAACCCTTACTCTTACGCTAACTGATGGCGTGAAACTAACAGACGTTGTGTCCTCCATGCTCAGCATAATAGCCGTTTTGCAGGATGGGTTTACACTATTTGATGAAACACGCCCTGGCAGTCAGACATTTGAATTGAGTGCAACTGACGGCTTGAAGGTGGGGGATGATCCGGCAACTGTCATATCAATGTTTAATACCTTACTGGATGGTCTCAAAGGTTCTGATGCGGCAACGACTCAATTAACCTTGTCACCTGTATTAACGGATGGCTTCAAAGCCTCAGATGCTACCAGCAACACACTAACCTTGTCCTTGTCCCTTGCCGATGCTGTCAAACTGAGCGAATCACTACAGGGGCAAATAGTTGGCTATAACTCAGTAGTGGACGGACTGAAAATGTCAGACGTTGGTAGTGGGCAACTGACTATACAAGTTAATCTAGTAGATGGAACTATCCTGGCCGAAATAGTCTCCACAAAACTGTCAGCCCAAAGCATACTCGCCGATGGCCTGAAGCTGTCAGACCTGGCAACGCCTTTAAGTATATTGTGCGCTACATTGGTCGAAGGCTTGAAAATGTCAGATAATTCGGCAACGCAGTTGAACGTACAAAACTCGTTAGCAGACGGCATAAAAATATCAGACGCCCCATCCTCGCAATTGACTAGTAATCCCGTGCTCTCCGACGTTCTAAAGCTCACCGAAGTGTTGGCCACGCAGAAGTCCAGCTATCCGGCGCTGACCGATGGGCTGAAATTGGCCGAGGAGTTGGCCGCACAGAAAATAAGCAATCCTTTAATTGCTGATGGTTTGAAATTGACTGAGGCGCTAGACGCAAAATTGGTTAGCAATCCGGTGTTAACTGATGGTCTTAAACTATCAGATTCTACACACGGCAAACTTGTGTTACCTCTGAGCTTGTCAGATGGGGCAATCGTGTCTGATACCAACAAGGCGAGTCTAACCATACCTCTATCGTTGGCAGACGGCCTTAAGCTCTCAGAGTCTATCCGGGGCATTAAGATATTATCAATGGCGCTCTCTGAGGGAGTGAAACTCGGGGAGGCTCTCGCAGTCATAAACAATATCACCACTCAGATTACAGACGGTTTGAAGGTCGGTGACACGGTTGGCTCACAAGTGTCGCTCCAAGTCTCACTCCAGGATGGCCTGAAGCTGTCTGAGTTAGTTAAAAACTACGCTTCGCTTCAGGCAGTCGCACAGGATGGCCTAAAGCTCAGGGTGTTGGTCAAAGTGTCCAACATTATGCAGTTGGCTCTCAATGAGGGCATAACCATGTCGGAGCAAACTGCTATTAATTTACTATTGAATATAGCAGTATCGGACGGAATCAAGTTTAGCGACACTGAGACAGAGACGGTCACAGAGGCGCTAAGGTTTATCGTCAAGCTGCTGAATACCGTTTACACTGCGAAAATGTTGAATGTCTCACATACAACTAAGTTAAAAGATGGCCAATAGGAGGCATACGTGAGCGCTCTGGAGGTTAAACAGAATGATTATGGTAAAGCGCTGCATTATACAGTCACAGAGAAGGATGCGGCCACCGGTGAATATGTTGCAGTAAATATCACCGACTATACCCTAAAGTTATTGGTGTGGAAGAAAAACGCGCCGGGCACTATTCTCTGGACTCTGACTGGCACTATAGTTGACGGACCCGCTGGCGAGGTGGATTTTGCCAGGGCTGTCAGTGATTTTAATGTCGCTGGTAAATATGAAGGTGAGGTGGAACTAATCAAAACAGGAGTTGTGCGCAGAAGCGGAGAGACCTTTTCTGTGATTGTTATTGAAAGTCCTTCTGGAGTATAACGATGAACTCTTATTGTTCGCTGAATATGATAAAAACACGAATATCCGGCTCCGGCTCTGCTGATGACACTCAGTTGCTATCTTTACTGGAAACCGTCAGCCGTGAGATAGAGGGGCGTAAGGCCACCAACCGGAAGTTTTTTGTCAAAACGGCTGCTATACCCTTCACTCTAAGGGAAGACTGCTCCAGTTTCCTTGTTCCCGATCTGGTGTCAGTAACGTCTTTTGATGAAGATGCTGTTTTGTCAGGCTCTTACGATACTCCGTGGGCTGTCACTGATTACATATTGAAGCCGTACGATGCTGAACCTACAGCGAGAGACGGCACACCCTACACCGAGGTAGAAGTGGACGTTAATGCCGGGACATACTCTAAATTCTACACCGGGCAACGGCGGTACCGGATTACGGGCAAGTGGGGTTATTGCGATTACACCGTTGCGACTGGTTCTGTATTGAGCGCAGCTCTTACCGACACCACGGGCACTGAGCTAAACGTAGCGGATGTATCAAAGCTAGAGGCGGGCTGGACGCTCCTTATAGATAACGAACAGATGTATGTATCAAAGATAGGCAACAAAGTGACGGTGGAACGCGGAGTTAATGGTACCACCGCTGCAACTCACGTTATATCAAGCACTATCAAACGGTATGTTTACCCCGGCCCGATAGTAGAAGCCACACTAATGCAGGCGTCAAGACTATGGACTAGACGCCTGAGTGGTTATGCTGCCAATGTAGGTTTAAGCGAGACTGGCCAGTTATTTCCACTTCAAGGATTTGATAAGGACGTTCAGGAGTTGTTCTGGCCATATCGGAAATACAACCGGACGTTGGGAGTTGTCTAATGTCGAATTGGCTTAGTGCTGTTCGGGAATCTCTGAAAAAAGTATATGAGGAAAACATTGTCGGGTTGCACGTATATACCTATGAGCCGGACGGTGTATTGGAGTATCCGGCGTTGGTCTTAGGCGCACCGTCTGTACCTTTAATATATGACGCTCCAGGCGGTACTGAGGCGGCTGTGGACACCATTATTGCGACACTATATGTGGTATCGGGCAATAGTGAGGCGGGTTGGGAGGAAATAGACGCCTACCGCTCCCCGTTTGGGGACAAGAGTCTTAAGGCTGTACTAAGAGACAGTCTGGACGCTATGAAACTAAAGGGCGAGGTGGACGATTCCTACGTATCGCGATGTTATCAGGCAACCCGGAATCGGGGCGATAACTTTTGGGAGTTCTCGGTCAAGTTCGATATTTGCTATATCAAAACAGAAAGATAGGGGGTGAAAAATGGCTAAATACCATGGAAAGAACATGTCCCTCTACATCGGAGGGTACAGCATCGGGGCATTGGTCGCCGGGTTGACCCCGGTAATGGAAATGAACATGCTGCCCTATGCGGTAGCGGATCTGTCAGGCGGTTATCATTATCAACCCGACATCGCCAAAGATGCCATGTCGCTGGACGGTATCTTTGATGATAACTACATGGAAGTCTTGACCGCTCTATATGGAGCGTCTGCCCCGCCCTCTGTGGGCAAGGGCATAATGATACCGTTAGGTACGGCTGCTTTAGACCAGGCGCTTTGTTGTAATTCGGCACGGATGCAAAACTACAAAGTAAAGGCAGCGGTCAAGGACCTGAACAAGATCACGGGTGAGTTTGTGACGGACACGCTGGGCTGGGACGAATGCAAGATGCTGTTGCAACTCGCTACTAAGACAACATCGTCTAACATGACAGCCATTGACGAATCGGCACCATCAGCTAACGGGGCTGTCGGCTATCTTCAAGTGACGGATATAGGAGTAGACGATACACTGGCTGTTACTATCGAACATTCCAGTGATAACTTCGCAGCCGATACGTCTACACTCATAACGTTCTCAGTGGTGAATGGTGCTGTCGCTGTGCATGCTGCAGAGCGTGTAGCGGCCTCCGGAACGGTGAAACAGTATGTAAGGGTTAAATGGGTATTTGCCGGAGTCGCAACCTACACAGCTACGTTTGCAGTAGGTTGGCTGAGGTTATAAGGAGGTGAAGAAATAGGAGTAGCTTTGATATAAGAACAATATAAGTTTTTTATTATATAGCGCCCGACATAGCGGCCATTTCTGGCCGCTATTTTGTTTTATCAAGGAGGTGAAGCATGGCACTAAGTGGCAAAAGTTCCGGTAAAAATCTGTTCTTTAGTCTTGACCTACAGGGCGGGGCAACGCCGACAGACATATCTACCTATTGCCGTAAGGTAGACGGTCTTCCTGGGGATGTAGAGCAAGGAGATGTGACCGCAGGAGGCGGGGCTTTAGGGTACGCGTGGCTACCCGGACTAATCAAAGCGGGGTTCTCGGCTGAGTTCGTGTTCGATGATGCAGCCAATTCCGCATGGACGATTATGAAAAACTTCATGCGTGACACCACTACCCGAAGCTTTGTTTATGGTCCTGCAGGGTCAACTTCTGGTTATGCGAAGGTGTCGGGTGAATGTCGGATCGCCAAGATAACCCCGACACCCAAACCTACCGACCCGCTATTGTTCACGGTCGATTTTGTTGTGGATGGAATACCCACAATAGGCACATTCTAAATATAAATAGGAGGTAAACACATGGCAACTTCTGGAAAGAGTTCTGGTAAAAATCTAGTTGTCAAGCTCGATACTCAGGCTGGAGTATTGAAAACAATATCAGCCTATGTCAAGTCAGTTGACGGACTTCCCGGTGACATGGAGATGGGAGATGTGACCGTTGGTGGAGGCGCTACAGGTTATGCCTATTTCCCGATCTTCGGCAAGGCCGAGTTCTCGCTCACCTGCGTCTTTGACGACACATCTGACAGTGCATGGGATGTGGCAAAGAGCTATCTGAGTGATACAGCAACCCGTAGCTTTGAGGTTGGCCCGGCTGGTTCTACTTCAGGATATGTGAAACTAACCGGCGAGTGTCGTATCAAGAAGGTAGGTCTCCCGGTCAAGGTCAACGAGGTCTTGATATTCACCATTGACTGTGTTGTTGACGGAGCCGTGACTATCGGGACTTACACCTAAAATCGGTTGAAGAACCGGAAGGGGGTTAAATCATGGATGCTACAATTAGCATATTGTCCCATATCAAAGTGGAGTCGGCTGCGGAATTGGCTCGTATAGAAAATATGCGAGTTGACGAGATAGCGACCATCGCTTCCCGCGGGCAGGATATTCGTATAGAATGTAAGATAGTAGACGCGGTTATTCCTGAAACTGCAACCGCACCGTCAACTGAAGCGGAGATATTGGAGACAGGAACCGGAAAACTGGAGTCCAAAAAGAAAAAATAGACCATAGTAATCGAATATAACTGATAGAGCCCGAATAATAGCGGCCATTTCTGGCCGCTATTTGTTTTAATAGGCCAAAACGGCCAAAAGAAAGAGGTGTTTATGGGTAAGTTTTTTCAAGAGAACGAGACAGTGCGTGTGGAGTTTCCAGACGGTGAATATGTCGAGATTAAAGAGGAGTTGAGCCAGGACGACCAGGACTATATCACCAGTCACATGGCTTCTATCGAAGACGATGATAAAAAGAACGGCTCCAAAAACGATGTCCCTAAAAAGGACAAGGTCACACTCAGAATTGGACGCCTTACTTTATTGGAACGTTCTATTGTCAACTGGAGTTTCAAGGACGCCAAGGGTGAGTCCGTGCCAATCAATAGAGACAACGTTTCCCGGCTCCGGGTGAAGTACAGAGTCAAGGTGCTGGAATCTATAGACAAACAGAATGCCCTGGCAGGTGCTTTTGCAGCAAAAAACTAAAGAGCGGCATCTTTGTTGACCTGTTAGACGCCCTTACGTCAGAGAACGGGGAACTGGATGCCGAAATGTCTGAACGCTATATACGGTACAGGATTATGCAGAAGATGGGTTGGAGCTATGACGACTATCGAACCGCTCCCTACTGGTTTATAGCCGAGATAAGGGGATTTATCGCTACCGAGGACACGGCCAGGAGGGTGTCAAATGCCTGAACAAGAGTTAGTTATACTGCTAAGGCTCAGAGACGAGGCTAGTGCTCAATTAAAAGAGGTCAATAAGGCACTAGCGGTACACGAAAAGTCTATTCGTGAGGCTGGCAAAGCTGCGGCTGCCTATAGTACGGCGGCTCTGGCTATGGGCGGAGCCATCACAGCAGCCCTGGGCTTGACGGTCAAGGCAGCGGTCGGCGTGGAGTCGGTACGTGGCGCTTTTGAGCGCCTTGCCGATACAAATAAACAATCGGCAGCCGCAATACTGGAGTCGTTACAAACCGCCTCGGCTGGCACAGTGTCGGCTAATAACTTAATGCTGGCAGCTAACCGCGCTATGGTGTTGGGTGTAGCTAACAATACCGAAGAGTTTACCACATTGATGGAAATAGCCCGTGACAGATCGCGGACTATGGGACTATCTGTAACTCAGGCATTTGACAATATCGTTACTGGTATTGGCAGGGGCTCCCCACTGATACTGGACACCCTCGGACTCATTATCAACCAAACTGAAGCCAACGAGCAATACGCCCAAAGCACCGGCAAGGTAACATCGGAATTAACAGAGGAAGAAAAGAAAATAGCTCTACTCAATGCGGTGCTAAAGCAAGGGCGAGAAGGAATTGACCGGGCGTCGCTGAGCACCAAGACGGCGGGTGAATCTATTGAATCCTTCAAAGTATCTATAGCGGATGCATCTGCTGACATAGGTTCTATATTCATTCCGGCTGTATCGGATATATCCAACGTGTTGTCAGGTGTAATCGATACTGTAGCCGAATGGGCAGACGAAAATGAGGAGTTGACCAAAATCATTGCTGGGACAACGGCAGCTATTGGACTATCGCTTGTGGCATGGGGTGCGTATGTCAAGCTCCAGGCTAGCGCTACTGTTGGCACTATGTATTATACAGCGGCATTGGTGTCTAATGAAGTAGCTATGATTGGTAACACCCTTACTACACAGGGGTTAACGGCGGCGGTGATAGCTCTGACGCGCGCCAGTACGACTGCTAAGATAGCGCTGGGTGGGATAGCTGGCATTACACTGGTAGGACTTGCGCTGGGTATTACTAAGATACTTGGTGTTTTTAAGAATGAGTCAAAGTCCGTGGAAGAATTAAATACTGAGTTAATGGTAGCTACTCAGTATATGAGTGACCTCAATAAAGCCGGCATAACTACAGGCGTGAACTATGAGTTTGCAGCCAAGTGGATTAAAGAACTTAATAAACAGCTAGGATATTTAGCGGGGAAAGATACAGCAGGAGAAGGTATAACCGTATTAGATGTGGCAAAGAAAGACCTTGCTGATATTGATGCAAAAGTGGCAGCCTTGGAGAAGCATCTTCGACAATTAACTTGGGGCACTCCATATGAGGAACAAGAGGAAGGGCATCCTACAGGATCAAAAAAAGAAACAATCAATGAGTTAAAAGAGTATTTAGAGGAACAAAAAAGAGCCAGAGATAAAGTTGCTCAATTAACTCAGGCGGAAATTGAACAAACTCAAGCCTTCAAGGATAACGCCCAAGCGACCGCCGACGAAGTCGAGCGCATTAAGAAACTAACTGAGGAATGGTACAACTTCAAGGTTGCAATCAAGGGCGGCGCTCAGATGTTCAAGGCCACCGGGCTTGATTTTGAACAGGTTGTCCAGGGTATAGCAGACCAGACTGGTCTTTCAATGGGGCAGGTGGTTGATATTATCACAGGAGTTGGTGTAGCACAGGATGAAATGGCTACCAAGTGGGGGGTGGTAGCGGCTGAAATATATAAAACAACCGGGGTGGTTCCCAGTCTTCAGGCCATTGAGGACCGCGTTGATGCAATAGCCGAAGCCGAACGCATATTAGCAGAAGAAGTGGCTAATGCCAAGCGCATCATGGAGGTCTGGGCACAGATTAAGGATCAATTAACCCCGGCTTATCAGGCGTTTGAAGAATTTGGCCTATCGGTAAATCAAATTATCCAAGGTTGGGCGGCAGTCACCGGGCAGACGGTAGACCAAATAATAGCCCAGATGCAAGGTATGGACCCGTCCGAGATTGCCTCTAATTGGGAAGCAATGGACATACCGCTTCAAAAGATAAAAGACCTCTATGCTGATATTGCCGATCTGGAAGCGCAACTCGGTGAAGGCGGTGGGCTGGAGGTTGATTACAGCGAAGAAATAGCAAAAATCCGTGAACTGTACGGCACTTATGAAGAATACAGCAAGAGCAAATCCGAACTAGCCAAAGAGGCTTCGCAGGATGCCATAGATTTCCTCGATGCTGAATTGAAAAAGGCTCAGGACGCCTACCAGACACAACTTGATTATCTTGATGAACTATATACCAAGAAGACTAAGGATGCCCAAGCGGAAACCGATGCTGCTGTTAAAGCTCTTCAGGCTAAAATAGACGCTCTAAATGAGCAGGAAGCGGCTAACGACCAGGCGGCTAAAGCAAAGGAACAGCAAGACAAAATAGCTGAGTTAAGGCTTAAAGCCTCCACGGCACGAAGTAAAACCGATAGAGAAGCGGCTGCTAAAGAACTTGCTGACTACCTGACGGAAGTAGAAGCGGAACGCATCAAAGACGAACTAGAGGCGCAGAAGGACGCTCTCGAAGACCAGATCGACGCAGTAGAGGCTGCTGGTAAGAGCAAAGAGGAACAGCTTAAAGCTGAACTGCAAGCCGAAAAGGACAAGGCTAAATCCGTATTGGATATTGCTGAGGAGACTCACGATAAAGAGGTAGCACTTGCCAAGGATGCATTAGACCAGAAACTAATCGCTCTTGACGCAGAACGCAAGGCTGCCGAGGCTACCGCCGAGGCCACCTATCAATCCGCCAAAGATTCAGCCCGGCGTCGTCTTGTTGAACTTAAAAATGAACTCGCTCAGACGCTAAATATAAACGACCAGGACGTTGCGGACAAGAAGACGACAGAGGGCGAAAAGCTGACGGCTGCCCAAACTGAGTTGGACGCTGAGACAGTGGAAGCATACAAAAACTCACTAGCCAAAGCGTCCATAGCAGACGGCTATGTTAAAACACTGAACATATATAACGGCACAATATTATCAGATTTCCTACGGATGTTGAATGACCAGCTTGTCGCTCAGCTTGCTAATTACGGTTATCAGCTTGATGGTGCTAACGCGTTCGTAACTAATCTCAATGCGGAACTGGCCAAGATAGAACGGGACATTTACATAGTCACCCATTACAGTAGCACGGGTGGCGGTGGTAGCTCAGGCGGAGGTGATACCGGTGGCGGGTCTGATGGAGTGCCAGAGGGTTTCACAGGTACACTGGACGATTGGAATGATTTTATTGACAATCTTGATACTGGTGGCCTTGTCTCTAAACCTACTCTATCCTGGATAGCCAAAAACGGCAAGCCCGAGATGGTCGTTCCCCTCAGTGACCGGGAATACGCCATAAAACAGGTCAACGAGATATTGAAGATCGTAGACGCTACCAAAGTGGAAAGGGCGACCATTTCGGCATTTGCCGAAGGCGGCATAATAGACAAACCCACCATGGCGTTAATAGGTGAGGCTGGACCCGAGATGATAGTCCCTCTCAATGACCACAAGGCCGCTTTGGAATCTATCAACGAGATATTAAGGATTACCGGTTTGCCTTCTTTCGCTGATGGCGGCATAGTTGGAGATCCCGGAGTCATCGAACAGAGGAGCGAGAGATTGCCAAGCATAAGCAGATCCGCCGAGGCTTCTGTAATTAACAATTATCACAGCAATATCACTGTTAAGGTAGAAGGCTTCATGGACAGCGAGATAGGCACGCGGAAACTCGCTAGAAAATTGCAGGAAGTCATGCGCGAAGAAGCGCGCAGAACCACAGGGAGGAAACCCTAATGGGTTGGGAACAGCCGTATTTACTCGCATCCTATACATCTGGCGATGATGCCTCTGCTGTGATTGATTTAGACCATACTGCGTATCAGTTATTCACCACTCCTGCCGATCACGACACTCAGCTATTATCTATTAAGTTGTTATTGGCCAGACTCGGCACTCCAGGATACGCTGATGTAAATATTTATAACGTTGTAGCTGGCGAGCCATCAGGCGCAGGCTTATGTTATGCCACTCTAAATTGCGACTCTCTCCCTACTGGCGCTCCTTACGAATGGGTTACTTTCACAATGACCACGGTAGCCACATTACTAGCAAATACGCAGTATGCCATCGTTCTAACTTGCCCTTGTGCAGTATTGGTTAATGCTTTGTATTGGCGACATGATGGCTCTTCTCCGAGTTATTCAGGTGGCAATGCTAGTGTTTGCACACTCAACGCCGAAGCTCTATTTGAGTATCTTAACACGGGTTACAACACGTCGATTTATTTTAGTGGCAATGATTGGGCAGCCCAAACTTTTACGCCAGCAGTTACACATTATGCAAGCAAATGTAAAATATTATTGTACCGGATAGATAATCCTGGCACAGTGACTGTTTCAATTAAAGCTGTCGATGGGTCAAACCACCCAACAGGTGCTGACTTATGTTCAGGCACAACCAATGGTAACACTCTCGACGGCACATGGAGAGAAATAACTTTTACAACCTCAGCATTGCTTACTGCGGGAACTATGTATGCTATTGTTGTTAGATGCTCAGGTTCTATTCCAAATTATGTTCAGTGGTATCAAGATTCGACTTCACCTCCTTACACTGGTGGAAATTCAGAAATTAGCGCCGATGCCGGGGCTTCATGGACGGCCCAAACTCGCGATTGTATGTTCGAGGAATGGGGCTACGCATACACCTTATCCACAACAGCCGATGCGATGTTCGAGGCTTGGGGCGTTGTGCTTATTTGGAAAATCTCGGTCGATTGGGATGATGACGGCGTAGAGGACACAATAGATGACATTACCGCTTACGTAAAAGAATGGTCAACCGAAAGAGGCCGTGACACTCAGTTGTCTGATACAGTTGTAGGCACAGCCGAAATTATAGTCAGTAATATTGACAAGAGGTTCACACCAAAGAACTCTGGCAGTCCTCTTTATGGCTACCTTAAATCCGGCAAAAAGGTCACAATCACGGCACAACTACCAGGTGTATCTTGCCCCCGTTATGCCGGATATATAGATTATATTGACCCCAAGCCAAATAGAACAGAAAAAGAGGCGTATATATACTGTGTCGATAAATTTGACCGTTTCGTGGGCACTAAACGCAACACCTCCATGATGGTGGACGCTCAGGATGTAGAGATACTGGCGGCCATAGTGGCATCTGTCCAGAAGTCGGGGGAGACTATAGAGACAGCGTTTCCATCGTACCGGGACGCTTACCCTTATTTCTGGATGGAGGATGAAGACGCTTACGATAAACTTATGCACATTGCCCGGTCATCTTTGGGATTTATATATATCGATACGTACGATAGGATTGTGTATGAACGTCGGGGAGACCGGTCGTTAGTTTCCAGCGTCCATACGTTCACTAACAAACAATACAGGTTGGGTTATACCTTCGGTCGCCGTGAATTGATTAACTCCGCAAAAACAACCGCACACCCGCGCTCAGAAGGCACACCTGCAACAGAATTATGGTATCTGGAAGACACGCCAGAAATAGCGGCAGGGGACACACTGCATATTTTAGCCAAACTCTCCAGCCCGGCGACGGTGATAGATACCCCGGTGGCGACCACGGACTATACGGCCAATTCTCAGGCAGATGGCTTGGGGGATGATGAGACAGCCAATGTTACTATCACACTTACCAAGTACGGCGAGTCATGCGATATAGCAATACACAATGCCACTTGGCCAGCGCACACAGTTTACATCACGTTTTTTAGTTTGTCCGGCACTCCTTTAGAGGATGATAGCCAGGTATCTTATCTTAAAGAAGATTCAACATCTATAACTGACCAAGGCGTTAGAAGTGACAGCTTTGACGCCACGTATATAGATAAATACAGTTGGGCAAAGAATCGCAGCGAGTACCTTGTAGCGTTAAAGAAAGACCCCTTGCCGGAGTTAATTTATACATTAAGGCCAGCCGATTACACCTTGTTGTATTGGATGTGCGTATGCAATCTATCTTCCTGCGTCCACATAGAGGAAGACGAAACATATACCGATGACGACTTCTTCATAGAGAAAGTCAGAGACCACTGGCGAGCCGACTTTATGCTGGAGACCGAGTGGGTGCTGTCGTCTAAACCAGCGTCTTGGCCGACACCTTATCCGACCGATGATGCAGATGTATTATACGAATTTTACATAGAACCATACGATAATTTTGACTATATTCAAGACCTTGGTTCTGAGTCTAGTCGTTCGGCACAATCGTTCACACCATCAGCGAATCACACAATTACTAAGGTTAGGTTGTTATTACTACGACAGGGCAGCCCTGGCACAATATCTGTTGGAATTAAAGCTACTGATATTAATGGGTTGCCTACAGGTGCAGATTTATGCAACGGTACAACAAACGGTGATACTCTCCCTGATGTATCACCATGCGAATGGCGAGAGGTTACATTAGGCGCTGGAGTATCACTTTCGGCCGGGGTTCAATATGCAATAGTAGTTCGTGTTTCTGCTGGTGACAATAGTAACTATGTAGAGTGGTTATGTGATTACATGCACTCAGCGTATTCCGGTGGATGTGCATTGCACAGTTTAGATTTAGGAATAACTTGGGATGAAATCCGTGATGAATATTGGTATCACGCCGATTTCATGTTTGAAGAATTGGGGACACCATGATTAACAGACTAAAGACAATAGCACCTAAACTATTCCCTTCACTGCTACTCGTATTATTTGTGATGCTCGTCAGTATGCCGGTACACGAATACGGCCATTCCATAGTCGCTCAGATATTCGGCATTGACGGTTATGTTACATTTAGCTGGCTGCAAGGGTGGTACCACTGGAGCGCCCCAGCCAGTCCTCTAGTCGATTGGCTAATAGGAGCAGGCGGTGGCTTTGTGCTGGCCCTGGTATTCACCATTATGTGGGCAGCTTCGCAAATTCAGTTAAAGTATTCCGCATGGGAAGCCGACACCTGCATAGTGTTTTCCATCTTCGCTATCACCTCAGCTTGTGACGGAATAGTCGAAGGATTTTATCATAACCACAGTTGGTCTATCGTGTCGGCGTTGATAGCTATACCAATAATCATAGGTTTAGTTTATCGTAAGCAATTCAAAAAAGCTATGGAGGAATAACAATGTCAGAAGAAATCGGAAAACCAACCGACTCCGAACCAATGGCGTCAAGCCAGAGTAAGTTAATGGAACTGATTGGCAAGATAACTACCAATACAGTACAGAGCGTGCTAGCCTTAGGGTGTACCGGGGTTCTTTCCTGGGGCTTCATTGCCAAGATTGTTCCGGTCGAAGTATATGTTCCCATTGTAACCATGATGATAGTCTTCTTTTTCAAGACTACCAAAAGCTAATGTACGAGATTGAGCTTGTTGGTGCTGACGGGGTAAAGAAGGCTCTGGGAGACCTTGCTATACAGAGTCGGGAGGCTGGCGTGCGGCTGCTGGCCAGGGTGGCCAATCGATCCGTCACCGACATTAAAGAACAATTGTACCCCGGACATGGGTTGGTCACCGGCCACCTGCGTAGAAGTATGACTTTTGAGCAACGTGATAATGGCATGACCGTCTCTATCGGCACTAACGTAATCTACGGCCCCTATATTGAGTTTGGCTCTCGTCGAGCTAGTCGATTCCTCGGTTATCACATGATGAGAAATACATCCGGGAAGGTCCCAGGTTGGATAGAGGAGGAGTTGCGTCAGGCCGCCAGTGACGTGTCTAGAGCTTGGGGCGGGTTATAGGGGGTGACGTATTACTAAACGAATCAAGCCTAAAGGCCCGGCACTCCAAGAATTACTAGAGGAATACCGTAGCGTTGACCATGATGGTAAAATAGCCATCTGCTATCGTCTAGGAGTCTCGTACGATACATTAAAAAATTGGGTTCATCAAGAAATCAATTTACCCCCGCCATTGGCACCGACCCCGTCAAAGTCCTGGAAAGAACACATTGACGCCTTCAAGTCCATGGACGCCATCACGGAGATACACCAGAAGATACCCACTGAGTTGTCGATCAGGATCGACACAGACAAACCTATAGCTCTGGTCAATAGTGCAGACTGGCAACTTGGGCAGTTTGGTGTTGATTATGACTCGTTTTACAAAGACATAGAATTTTTATGTACCGAGGGCGTGGGAAAATGCAAGGTGTCTGTAGGCGGGGATGGATACCAGAATATCATACAACCCTCTAAAATGGGTAGCTCTCACAACCAGATACCTATATGCAACCAAAAAGGTCTATATGTTCTCACCAACGAACGACTGATAGATGCCGGCGTATTATTGGCTATCGGCACAGGCAATCACAATTACTGGACGACCTTAGCTGATGGCGAGGACTGGGATGGGGAGCTGGTACGGCGTTTCAGGGTTAAACAACCCAATCTTATATACACCAAACATGGAGCTATGATACATCTTCAGGTTGGGGAGATGGTCTATCCGATGTGGAGAGAACACGCCGGGCCGTATGAGTCCAGCTTTAACCCCACGCATGGCCCACGACAGTCGCAGCGAGTACACCACCCGGGAGCCAGAATCATCATAAGGGAGCATAAACACGTAGGCGAGATGTTGCAATACCGTTATGACGGACTGGAATGTGTGGCGATCCGGCCAGGGACGTATTCCGTCTACGATGATTTTGCCCAACAGTGGGGATTTTACGGAGCGCATGTCTGCAATCCTACAGTGGTGTTGTGGCCGTATGAAGATCGGTTGGTTGGTTTCAAGGACATGCGGGATGCATTTATCTATTTACGAGGGTTGGAAAATGAGAATATATGTGGCAGGACCGTACACAAAGGGCGACGTGGCGCAGAATGTTAAGAACGCCATAGACGCAGCCGACAGACTGTTGGCCAAAGGCCACGCTCCCTATGTTCCGCATCTAACCCACTTCTGGCATTTGGTGTCTGCTCACCCCTGGGAAACATGGATTAAGCTAGATTTGGAATATCTCTTACTTTGCGATGCTGTGTTAAGACTGCCTGGCGAATCAGTTGGCGCAGACAAAGAGGTAGAGGTGGCGTTAAAAGCCGGCATGTTTGTCTACTACGACATGGAGAGTGTGCCCGCAGTTTGAGCAAATCACTAAAGTAAACAAAGGTGACGTTTATATACATTTGTGGACAAATGTATATAAACCTCGATTCCTCTATGAAGTGAGATAATGCTTAAAGTCCACTTTACTCAAACTCAGTAGGGTAAAGTTGAGGGCATTTGACTATATACAAATAGCAGTTATCCGGTTATTCTGGTTAACTCAACTGTCAAGTATTCCTTGACAGTTCATGACGTAACTTGACATTATTGGCCTCTCTTTTGGTGAAGGCCAACTTATTCTATTTCTGAGACTATAAGGCCATACATTGTATGCCGTAGTTAGTGACTTCGAGGCACGGTCGCGCACTGATGAGTGACTCGTTTTAAAACTGCACTTGTCACCAGCTAAAACTCGTTGGAATGACAAGCCGTGCCATCCGTGCATCTTACAGGCCTCACCTAATCAAAATCCAGCGTTAGCCAGTGATGACAGCAGCCAGCCCCGCTCCCCCAACCCCAGCCCCGCGTCCTACGTTGTCGTCCCTATCCTGGCCCCACCGGGCAAACCTTCCCCCAAAATCCCGGGACCTGCTCAGCTTTGGCCCGAAGCCGCCAAAAAGGCGTTAAAGGCGTTAGAATTTAGGGGAATTGTTAAGCTTGCAAGGGAAACTAGATACAAAGCTACCTTTTACTGATTAGCACAAGGGTTCTAATTTACACGTAAATGGAGGTTTTTGGATGGCCAGCTTAGAATTTGGAGACCGCTGCTCTACCAAACTGAGCTACACTCCTATGAAGCTAAATACTACCTTTTGGCTACCGTTATGTCTACTTCGGGCGTTAAAAAGGCGTTAGAATTTTGGACGGCCTTATTTTTAGCTGTGCCGTTTATGCCAGCCGGTAGCACATTATCCAGTAATGACATAGCTTCGCTTTGCATACCCTCTATTATATGAGAATACACGTCTAATGTAAAGGCAACACTAGCATGACCTAACGCCTCGCTGACAATCTTGGGGTTGACCCCTTGCAGGAGCATTAGGCTGGCAAATGTATGGCGCATGTCATGGAAACGCACACCCTGTAACTGTGCAAGTTTGACCATTTTATTAGTCTTGTGGCTTAACACCGAAGGGTCCAGCGGTTGGCCTTCGGTGTTGGCAAAAACAAGGCTATCGAGTGCAAGCTCCTGGCCTAGCTCACGGTATAACTGTTCGCGCTCCGCTTTGTACTCCCTTAAATATATTGCCAGCTTGGGCATAATTGATACACGGCGACTGCTGCGTTTAGTCTTCGGCTCTTTGAATATGCACACGCCATGTCTCTTGTAGAGCACTTGATTAACTGATATTGATAGTATATCGAGGTTAATATCCCGCCAACGCAAGCCGAGTAACTCGGCCTGTCTTAAGCCTGAGCACACGGCAGTATAGACAACCGGGTAATACTGGCTATTCCAATTTGCACTAAAAAACGTTTCAGCCTCACCCGGAGTTAACGTCCGCATGGTCTTTTTGGCTGGTTTTGGCGCGCTGACCATATCGCACGGATTACGGCCCAGATAGCCCTGGCGCACAGCCCATTTTAGGCTTTGGCTTAATACTCGATGATGATGATAGACTGTGAGAGTTGCTAGCGTCTCACACTTCTTGCCATAGTAACCCTGTATTGCCTGGGTATGAAGGTATTTTAGTTGGATATGTCCCAGGATTGGTATCAAATGAGTCTCTACGATGGATGTGTAATCTCCCAGGGTGCGTTGATCGCATTTGATTTTGACATAGCCGTCCAGCCATTTATGTAGATGTTCTGCCACTGTCAATTTTACAGGCGGTGTGTACGCCCCCTTGTCAAGGCTGGACAACAGTTCGGTTAAACGGCGCTGAGCGGCCCCTTTGTTTCCCTTGACGGTCTCGTAATGTCGCTTGGGGCGTCCGTCCGGACCTTCGCCGATGTAGACTTGTATCTGCCAGCTTCCCGGATTCTTTTGTCGAATATAACCGCGCATTGGTTCCCCCGGGTCTTTTTAGACCAATTGTTCTATGCTATAATTCCCTTGAAAGGGGTGATAGATGGAAACCTTAGTAGACGGGCACAAATTATTACTAACTGAGTTGCCTAAGAATCAATGGATAATAAGACTCAGTGATGATAACCAGAGTATCCTTGCTGCGACACATGAGCATGGAGGTGGCTACTACTGGCATCTCTACCTGCCTTCAGACCTTCCGAACAGTCTCATTAGTCTTGATGATTTGGAACGTTTTGGTATCAATATAACTGACGGTAAGGCCTTCCCTTGTCCGCCAACTCTTTAATCCTTCTACCTCGGCGTGAGGGTTATCTTGTGTTCCGGCAGGAAGATACTCCTGATATTCTATTATTACATATATCTTCCCGCTGTCAGAACGCACTTGAAAGCGGTTGGATTCAACAGTTCTTCGCATAACCTATTCCCCTTCTCTCCAAACGCTTTACATAAACCTAAAATACGGAAATTGGCAGCGAGCATTTTCCCGCATTTTTGGAGCCTTTTGAGACTGCTAAATATTATGTCTGGGTCGCACTATGTTGTTTTGTCGCTCGGGTCCGGTGTTGGCGTTTGGCTTTCCGCCTTTGGTATGGTTACTGTTTCTGCTTTCTTAACCGGCTTTTTGGCTGGCAGGCAAATCTTGACCTTATCCATCTCGTTGAGAGCCGATTCATTAAATAAATGTCGGATGGCACCGACTATTTCTTCCGGTGTCACATTAACATTAGTGCTCTTTTTAATACCTCTTCGTACCAGGGAAATAGCTTCCTCGGAAAGAAGTAATCTAACAACATTTTCGGCAGTAAGAACATTGCTCTTTTCCCAAACTTGTTTTAACCCACCTTTTTTAACATTCTTGTAACCTATAGCAGAGAACTTGTCGGCCACTATTTCGATAGCATCATCAAGCAGACTCCAGGAATCCAAAAGGGTGGTCCTTGGGGGCTGCCCAAAGGAAATATGGTATAGTTGCCAGTTATTACCATTAGTGAGTATCGCCCATTCGCAGCCTATATTGATAGCATAAGAGGTTGCCTGTTTCAGGTATTTGGCCGACAGCTCTGAAGTTGCTCGTTTTACCTCTATCAAAATAGAAGGTGTATTCGTTGTTTCATCAACCTTTATAGCGAAATCACAATACTCGGTATCGCCTATACCATGAACGGCATGCTCTTTTGTAATGTGCTTGAAGACGTCATAGCCCATAAGAGCAGTAAATATTCTTTCGATACGCATCGAGGTGTCGGCCTCGTTTAGATCATCTTTGATAGCAGCCTGAATTATGTTCCTGCACTCTGATATAGCTTTTTTGGTTTCTTTGTCCAGGATGGGTTTACTCACGGCGTCCTCCTACTTGTCTGTAATATTGGTAAGTGCACTATGTTTAATCACGCTCGATATACAAAACATCTACAAGGGGTAAGGTTATCTTCTCGCCACCCTGAGAGGTGTAGGTATAGCTGCCCGCCATCGTTCCCCATACTTGCACGACGCTGCCTTCTAATTGTATTGCCCTAGAATCGCCGCGTAGGTATATTACGTCTGATAACCAGGAATACTCAATACTCAGCCGTATCTCGCCAGACAATTTGTCCCAGTTAGTTATACATTCAAGTACAGTTCCCCGATACACTACGTTTGTTCCTTTGTATGAGTTGTATGATTTTGTGTCCTGTGAATTAAAAGATATGCTCCTACAACTCGATTTAAATGCGTCAACCGCCTTTTCCAGGTCTAAAAGACGTAGTTTCGCTATCCCCAGAGGGGTATTGTCAACGATATCACTCTTGGGGATACCCATTTTATCTAGCTGGGCGTCCGCATCCTGGTTTAATTCCCTAAGTTCGCGATCCCAGATATCAATCTCGTAATCGGGGGTTGTCTCATCCTTATTGTTTTTTTCCACAATTGATATAGTTGTCCCCAGGTCTTTATACAATTCTGATACCGCAACATCTTGTGGATTACTGGCACCACTGGACCCGCATCCAGCCACCGCCATAATTATAGACAACATGATAAGAAGGGCTAAGAATTGGCGCATGATAGCTCCTTTAGTTAGTGATACTTTAGCAACATTGACATGAGTACCCGGCCTACAATCTGGCCTTGCTCGATTTCCAAGTCTGGGTATTCATGGTTTGAGGCTACCAATATACCGTTGCTGCCTTTTCTAAAAACGTGGCGGGCCACACACTCATCATCAACGCGTATTATATAAATCTTACCGTCTGCAAATGTTGCTCCCCGATCCACTACAACATCGTCACCATCGTTGATGCCGTCACCTATAAGACTATTACCGCATATCTTAACAATAAACAAATTCTCGACCTTGCTCATAACACCTAGCCTGCTGCGTGATAATATCTCATAGCCTTCAGGATGTAACTCCTGAAGTGCAAAGTTGCCTGCTGGACAACGCCCAAGCCTGGGTATTTCCAGCAGATCATATAGCGCACCGCGGATTTGCTCGGTTATGTATGGTTTAGGTGATTCCTTTACCATATATTCTTTGTTAATGTGCCCAGCGAGTTGTAATACAAAATCCTTATCTATGCGTAGAACTTTGGCTATCTTATCGCAGTTGGCAGCCGAGGGAGTTTCTTTGCCAGATACCCAACGCGAGGCCGAGGCTGGCTTTACCCCTGTTTCTAAGGCCAGCCTTGTCACACCCCAGTCCCTTTTTGTTATTTCTGATAATAACCAATCTTTGAATATCATTACACAACCAGTTTATCATATTTTTGTAACTTTGCGGCAATAATACCTTGACAATCATTAAAATAGGTGTATACTGTTAGGTAACAGTAACATAGGTTAGGGGTTAGTAAATGACAAAGGTATTTGAGGTCTTAGACTCTAGGGGTATCAAGCGAATCTGGCTAGCTAAGCAGTTGGGTATTTCCCCAAGCCATTTGAACCGTCTAGAGAAGGGGGAGCGTCCTTTCACTCAGCAGATGAGAGAGAAGGTGAGCCAGGTTCTACAGGTTCCAGTGGATATGCTTTTTTTTGATGCAGAGTTAGGCGCTCCTAATACAAATGATGTAGCCAGTAACCCATCAGTCAACTAAGGGAGAGTACGGCATGACAATGCTTTATGCAAGCGAAGGAAAGGCCATTCAAACCTTGCTACTAAAACCTGACAGTGAAGATTTTGTACTCATACCACGAGCTGCACTGAGCAGGATATTGGAGACTGTCGAAACTATGGCCTCGGACAAGAGTCGTCTTGCCGAGCGCCAATACCTCATTGAACACCCAGAAGAGCTCGACATGCTCCAGGCTGACAGCGTGCTGTGGCAGATACAACAGAGGGGAGTGTTGAGTAATGGGTAGGCTCACGAGTGGATTTGGCGGGTGTCGCAGCCGTAGGTGTTTAGAGGGACGGATTAGCAGACGGCGACACTATGCTTGCAGAAAGTGCGGTCAAGACTTCATAGCCGACACCAGCAGGTCATTACCGGAGGGAGCACGCATCTGTCAGAAATGCACGCAAGACCCGAAGGTATGGGATGAATACCAGCGGGCGTTTGCGGAAAAAGAAATACTCGTTGCGATTTAGCTACCGTGTACCTGGGCCAGTGCTTTGGTCGGTGCTGGCCACACAAATAATTCACCAGAAATAGAGGGGGTATATGAAAGGTTATAAAGGATTTGATCTAAAATTGAAATGCAGAGGTGAACAGTACGAGATTGGCAAAACTCACACATCTCCTAACGCCTCTTTATGTAATGAAGGACGCCATTTTTGTGAAAACCCCATAGATTGTTTTGGTTATTATCCACCTGGTGACTCCCGTTACTGCGAGATTGAGGCAGATGATGTATCAGATGAACGGAGGGATGATACAAAACGTGTATGTAAATCACTAACAGTTAAGACCGAAATAGGATTGGGCGAAATTATTAAAGGTGCTCTGTCCTTTATTATGAAACAAGTTACATTTGATGATAAGAATGTGGCCACAGGCTGCCGAGCGGGGGCACAGGCCACAGGCGACCAAGCGGGGGCACAGGCCACAGGCGACCAAGCGGGGGCACAGGCCACAGGCGACCAAGCGGGGGCACAGGCC